CTAACGAAAACTCTTTTGTATTGCTAAATTGCAGAGGTTACTTTTTAAGAATGCAAAAAACCAAGGCAGTAACCTGCCTTGGTCATTGGTTAAATCACACTAATTGTTTAGAGCTTCTACGATATTTGCAAAGTAAACAGCTGCTTTACCTGTTAACTTTGAGATGATTGCTGAATCAACTTCTTGACCTGCATCACTCAATACAGAAGTAAGTCTTTCTTGAGCATCTGTAACAGAAACTCTACCACCGCCTGTTGAACTACCGCCTGAAGAGGCTCTAGCTGCTGGGGTTTTTCTTACATAAACACCTGCTTTTGTTAATATCATTCTCACGCCGTTTGGAGATTCTCCTAAGTGTTCGGCGATTTCTTTAACAATCTCCATTGATGTTTCAGGTGTAGGATCACTTTCCTGATACATGTCGATTGCTTCTTGCTTGCTTTCATCTGTCCAAGCCATTCGTTTTCTCCTAAAGTTAAATTTTTGTTTGTATTCGTTAAGAGAGAAGGTATTACGATAGCCAGGTGCCCATCCAGTGTTTGTTAGCATTTGGTTGTAATATCTGTCGCTCAATAACTCATTTCCTAAATATAATTATATTATAAGAAATTTGAAACCATTTGTCAAGATTTATTTTTCGGTAACTAAAAAAGGTTTCCTACTTAGAAAAGTACTTGATAATCATGCCAATCTTTTCTTCTGCGTTAGCGATTTTTTCTATTTGTGTTTCAATGGCTTCAACAATATCTGGATGTTCTCCAATCCCTGCGGCAGCTCTCTCATACACTCTAATATTTGCGATTGCTACTGCAATTTCTCCTTCTAGTTTTTTAATTAGTGCTTCTAATAAGTAATTCATTTATGTTTCCTCTGGTAAGTCGGGCATATTATCCCCATAAATTTCTCTACACTGTTCCTCGAAATCGGAGTCCCAGTATAACTCGTGTTTTTTATTTTGCCAATCTTCTATTGCTTTTTTGATTGCATCTTCTGCTAAGACTGAACAATGAATTTTTATTGCAGGCAGTTGTAATGCTTCTGCAATATCTTTATCTTTTATTTGTTTGGCTTCTTCTATTGTTAATCCTTTTAACATCTCAACAAACATAGTAGAACTTGCTATAGCAGAGCCACAACCGTAAGTCTTAAACTTAACATCTTCTATAATATCTGTATCTGGATTTAATTTTAGTTGTAGTTTCATTACATCACCACAAGCAGGAGCGCCTGTTAATCCAGTTGCTACTGTTGGGTCTTTAGGATCAAATCGTCCCACTGAAAACTGTTCAGGACTATTTAATACTCCTTCAAATCTTTCTACTACTTCTTTACTGTATGCCACTAATCTAGCTCTGGGTCATAAGAATCTTGACCATCCTCTTTTAGTTTTCTATCAGAGGCGTAGTAAGATGCTTCTACTTTGGGATCATGATCCCAATTTTCTTCTAACTTAATTTTTTCTGTCTCCATTATTATCTCCTAATGCGCCTTTGACAAATCCATTGGCAAACTTTTCAAGTCTCTCAGGAATTAATAGTGTTAATACCATAAAAGGTAAAAATATAAAAAATATACTAAAAACAATTATGCTTGATAATATTGGTCTTTGTGCCAATATATTCTGAGGTGCTACTTTATTTATTATTTTTAATGATGGAAAATAAATCTTCCACATAGAAAGTAATGCGCCTGCTAGCCAAAATGCTAATAAGTATTGCCAAAAATCTGTCATAAATATTCGTTTAAATGCTTAAGACTTCCTAAGTCATAAGCAAGTGATCCACTGTAATGCCCTGCATTATTAATTAACCCAAAATAGGGCGACTCGCACTCTGCCATTTCTGTTATCCATATAGTGTAATATTTTGAACCATACTTTTCTTCATAGTTTGTTCTTGTATCTTCTTTGAGAATAGTTGCTATGCAGTTCTTTCTTACTGCCCAAACTTTTTCTCCTACTTCAAAAGTTTCTGATACACACTGCTCTGGTAACATTGCATTTTTAATTGCTTCATAATCTGAATCAGGTAATTTCTGTGGAATACCTAATCGTTCTATAACTGCTTTGATAAATGCTGGGGAGCGATAGAGTGCTTTTGCAATTTCTGAAATGTTTGCCCCCGCAATATAATAAGTCACTATGCTCTTCTTTTCGGCTTCAGTGACTCCTTTTCCTTTGTTCTGTGATTTTCTTAACTCGCGATATTCTATTGTTGATTTATGCTCATCAATAATATTGTTGAGCCTTGTTGTGTTGTATGCGATATTAAGAATACTACATGCTTCTTTCTTTGTTATAGGAGTGTCTGCCTCTAACAAATTAATTACATGCTGTATATTAGTTTCTGTTAATTTTTCGTGTTTTTTAATCCTTGCTGCCAAGTTGACTCCCTAATAAAATAATTGTATAATGTATTATTTTTAATAAATCTTTTTCATTTTTGCCATCTTTCTTTCCATAGCGTTGTGCATACTTAATGACATTTCCTAAACAAAAACCTTCTCCATGATCTGCATCAAATATAAACTCAGTAGATTGTATTTTATTCATACTGTAATGTGCATCATAGGTAGAATCTATATAAGTTTTTAACTGTTCTAATATGATATCTTCGTTGAATTTATACTTGCTCATCTTGCTGTAATTCTCTTTTCATAGTCTGCGAAATCTTCATCCCACCAATGAGGTTTATCACGATGTGACCATGCTGCAAAAGTTGCTTTATCAAGATGATAATAGTCTCGATACGATTGTATTGGATTATCATAATCTTTTAGTTCTTCTGGCATTGCCAAACCGAATGTTGTAAAACCGACACGAGGAAGATTTACAGGATCTGGTAATTTATTTACTACTTCTACTACTGATTTATGTAGTTTTCCATAGCGGTAATGATATTCATCATTGAGTGCGTTTGCATAGCAATGAACCCACTCGTGATTATCCAATGATTCCCTTGCCCAGATAGTGCAGGGATGATTATACATCATTGGAAGGTAGGGAATGGGTCGTTCCTCTGGAGGCAAGTGTTTAATTTCAGCTTTCGCTTTGTTCATTACTTCTCTTTCCTCTGCATTTAATGCGCGAGGAACATAACCCAAAAGTTTGTCTATCCAAACTGTGGTGCAAAGTATTTGGGCAGCTTCGAGTGGCATCTTGACAATATGTTTGTCAACATGATACTCTGCTGCTTTGTCTAAGTCCTCGTCAAGATAGAATAAATTCATCTATCTCTCCCAGCACTTATAACCTTTACAGTCCTTAACATTGTAGCCAAATGCCTTACAATGAGGACAAGGTTTGTCTTTTGATTGCTTTTTTAGTTCTGTGAATTTTTTCATAACTTATATTATACAAAATATAGAAGGAAAAGTCAAGAACTATTTTTTATTTTCCAAATGCTTTGCCAGCTTCTGAGATACCAAAGGCTCCGAGAGTTACTACTACCAGTGAGGTATATACTGTGTCGCTTATTACTAAGTCCATACCCCAAAATGCCGTAATTAAATCAGCAAGTGCAAATAAACACATAAAGCCAAAAGATATAAACCCAATAATAGATTTTTCATTTATATCATTATTATCTAAAAATAAATCTATAAACTTTCTCTTTGGAGGTGATAATTGTTTCTTAGCTGCCTCTGCTTCTTCTTTCATTGCACCGATAGTATCTTCGGCTTTGTCTAGCTTTTCGATCAAAGCCATATACTTATCTAAGTCTATTTGAACTTCGTTTCTGCTATCTACTCCTTCTGACATTATCTATCCTTAGCTTTGCCCACGTTTAGTGCACACCAGTCCATGACCATATAGACTTTCTTCATTAGTCCATCATCAACTGGGGTTGGGGTTAATGCAGCAATTGCTGAACAAACCATTACTATAGTTGGTACTACGGCGATAAATGCTCCGATCCATTCAAAGAATGCTATCATAGCTTTCTCCTTTTGCTCTTTCGAGCCTTTGCCTTTTAGGCTATTTCATATTTTATGATAGTATTAAGTTTTATATCTTCCCATCTTTTATCATGGATTCTATATGCTAAAATACTATCAGAATCCGACTGGTTTATTTTATTACTAAAATAGGTCGGATCTAAAGTACATCGAGCTATTCTTTCTTCACCAGACACTAAGCTGGTGAAATAAATATCTACGACATTCTTTTCTAAAACTGATTTAATATCTGAAAAGCGTATCATAAAGGTTCGCCATTCAGAGGATTTTGATTGTTAATTTTTCTTTTTTCTGTTCTTGATGCTTGGTAATGTTGAATATAAGGTTCTGATACCCATTTCATATAATCTTCAACTTTTATCCATTCAAGTGGTAAACTTTCATTAGGAATATTATTTTCTTTTACTAATCTTTCTAATACTCTTTGATCCCACTCTTCTGGAGTTTTCTCTTGTTCTACTATCCATAAATCTACTACTAATTTAGAAAGTTGATTATTTGGAAAGAAAATACTACCACTTAATAATTCTGTTTTAGACTTATCTGCCCACTCAAACCA